CTATGCATCTATTTAAAGGGAGTTATTATGTCTAATAGTTACTTTGTAGACCTTGTGAATACTGGATGGACTGACATATCTCAAGGGAACACGGTTGGGTTCATGACTAATATTGGTGTGAGTTCAATACATTATATACAGGCAGATTCTTTGCCATCACCTTCCATTTTACTAGCGCATCCTTTGGAAGCTTTTGATTCTGTAAATTTTGCTTTATTACAAGGTGAAACTGTGTTTGGTAGATCAGTTAAGCCAACTGAACAAATTATAGTAACGCCGGGAGTTTAGCCATGGCATTCAATGAAAATGGCGGATTAGGGACAGGAACAATAATAAACTTGGATAGGGTAGCTACCAGTCGCAGAGAAGCGGGACCAGGTTTAAGCCGTAAGGATGGAAGTTATGGACTGTCACGCAAGATGCAGCCAGCGGCTAATATAGAACCTCAGGACACTTAGGAGATAACTTGTGACCTTTCACAGTGACTGGACTGACATTGATATTCACGTACCCGTCTTTAGAGAGTACGCTAATGCAACAGATAGACAAAACGATGTGCCAATTGACCCTAGTTTACCTGCTGTAACCACTGCTGATATAGGTAAATGGGCATTCCAGATAGACCTTGATACTCATTTCCGTTTAAAGAGCATAGGCCCTCTCGTATGGACTCCCATTTCTACTGGTGGTGGTGGGGCTATTCCTACGCAAGATGAAGGCGTAACTATAACACCTGCACCTACCGCACATAATTTTGTAGGTGCAGGTGTTATAGTTACAGATGTTGCTGGTGTTGCAACTATCAGTATCCCAGGCAGTGCTGGCGGAGGCGGTAACGATAAGTCTATTCAGTTTAATAACGCTGGTACATTAGATGGTGATGATAACAACACATGGGATGACGTTGCCAAAAAGCAAACAGTTTTAGGAGATATTGAACAGGCAGGCGGCACTGAAACCTTACCTTACACTCCGAATGTGATATCAACGACTACAACAGGTACTAACCCGCGTTTCTCCGTAGCCTTGGGAGGTTTCCTGTACATTGTTGATAGTGGCACTGACGACCTAAGAATCTTCAGTCTCACAGACAAAACCGCACCAGTGCAAATGAACGCAATACCCTTGGTGATAGGAAACTGTAGGGGTTGCGACATATCAGGGAATTTACTGTTTGTGGCTGATACTGGTTCTGGCGGCAGGTTAGTGTGTGTTGATGTTAGTGACAAGTCGGCACCTTTCATTGTCAGTGCTGTTGTCATTGGTGGCTCCCCTAGGGGTGTTAAAGTAAACGGAAATACAGTGTACATAGCAAACAACACTGGATCGTTTGGTATCCAATCAATAGATGTGTCAGATATCAACGCTATGGCATTGCTGGACAGTTTCAACACTTTGAACGTTGCTATGCGTGTGGAGATGGACATAGTTGGTAACTTCCTGTACGCAGCATCACCTTCAGGTTCCGATAACTTCATCATACTTGACATTTCTGACAGGGAGAATTTAACCCAGTTGAGTTCCAGGGACGCAGGCAGTGACGTATGGGCCGTTAAAGTTCAAGGTGAGTTTGCTTTTGTACTTGTTGAATCTATTGCCGGAATCAAGGTTTTTGACATTTCGGACCCAACCGATACTGGACCTGAAGTTGCCTCTTTGGCCATCCACGCAGGTTTAGCTAGTCCAAGAGCTATAAATGTTCAAGGTGATTTTGCATACGTTGTTGACGCCACCAACGCTAAAATGGTGGTGGTTAACATAGCCAACCCTTTAAATATGAAACTGATTAGCAGTGATGTATCAGTAGGGGCCAACCCAGTTGCTTTATCAACCATTGGCATGTTTTCCTATGTGTTAGATAACTCTGGCGACGCTTTTAGGGTCATAGACTTGAGCGGTGTGAAACAACAAGCGGCTGAGATAGCAAGTCTTGAGGCAGGTATAATAGATGTTCGCAAGGATGTAAAAGTTGGAGGCACTCTCACCGTAGCAACTGGCGTGGCTGTTGGCCCTGGAGGTATCAATACCACGGGTATTGTAAACGGGAAAAACCTGACACAACTTGGTTTACCCATGCAACGTTTGCCATTTAATGTTGTTGAGGTATTTGACTTTGATGATATGCCCAATGACGCCAACACTATTTTCCCAACAAGTAGATTTGTATATTTGGTAATGGCACCCATATCTACCGATAAATGGATACAACCTCCAGTATCTACCGGATTTGCTGATACTTTCATCATATCTACCAATAAAGAAGTTAACGATATAACTTGTACCCATACAGGGGCCGCGCCTCCTCAAGCTTTCATTGACAACCAAGCTACTAACAGCAATGGCGGTTTACGTTTCATAAATTGCATCGTACAAGGCGCTCCAGGCTGTACCAGACGCGCCCTAGATATAAGTTCAACGAGTCAAGTAACAGGGGTGTTAGAATTCCAGGACTCAACTTTGCAATTCTTTGTCACCGGCTCAATACTGGACACCGTTATATTCGAGGGCACCCAAGGGACAAACTTTGTTGATATTGGTGTGTTGGATTTTGTGGATTGTGCATTAGCAATAGAAGATAGTTTCAATAATAACAATGTTGACAATAATGATGTTTGGCTAAGATTTCGCAGTGTGTCAGCCACAGTACCCACTACTGTGAGATTGTTTAACAACCTCTACTCTTCACACCCAGGTGAGAATTTCATTGACTTGGATGCATCTTTGAACGAATTCTCTAGGATACAGTTAGATAGAAATTCCCCACATATCTTCACGCCGGGAACTGGTGGTTTTTATGACGCAGGCAGTTTAGATTTTAGCGACCCTAAAGTAAGGGCGTCCAATAATATAGGCACACCAAACAGCAGAAGTTTGATAGCCTACAGTTCTAATGACTTTGCAGGTGCAACCACACCCATAGTTGATACATGGACTGATATAATAACTTTAGTGTTAGCAGAACCTAATAACCAAAGGCTGGCATTGACTAACACCGTTAAAGCGGAGGTTACTAACAACGGACTCGATACGGTATTAGGTGAGTTGTTCGCTAAAATATCGGCGTTCAAGTCAGGCATGACTGCTACTTACAAGTTCAGGATTGTGAGAACGGGTGACGGTTCTTTCTCTGACGGGGGTGGAGGTCTCATACTGGTTGATTCTATTGGTCATGGTCTGGTGACAGGTGCCTTAGTAGATATTAGAGACACCACTGATTACAATGGACAAAACATAGCCGCAACAGTGGTTGATGAGGATTCCTATACCATAGTTGATACTTATGTTAGTGACCAAATAGGTGAATGGGATACTCCAGTAGCCAATAATACTGCCAAACTGCAAATCAAGACGGACTTACTGACTATATGTGACACATGGCAAATAGTTCTAGGACCAGGGCAAAGAACACGCCCTCAAGTATTTGGTTTGGCGTCAACAATAGACCCTTTCACGCTTGAAGATCTTAGTGTGACATTTCAGGAATAACAAATAATGTCATTACCAAAACAGGGCGACGCATACGACTTCCAAGTATCTTTAGATGATGCCAGCACTTCAGGATTTATAATTGATCCGACAATAATTGCGGGTGATTTTCAAATCAGCAAGGATGATGGCGCGTTGGCCAACTTAACCACCCTGCCAACAGTATCCCCTTCGGGCTCCAGCCTGGTTAAGATCTCTATAAGTGCTGCCGAGATGACCGCGGATAAGGTGGCCATCGTTGGTATCGACTCCGGGGGATTGTGGAATGACATAACCATTCTGCTTGACCTGCCGACGGGAAATATTGACACTGTAAATGATTTGCTTGAAGGTGACAGGAGTGAGTCTAGTACAAACGTCACTATCTTCAAGAAAGACACTACCACTGAGATACTTAATAAGGAGATAACCGGCAGTCTTCTTAGCACTAGCGTAACCGTAACCACGAGTGAACCGTAATGATAACCAGGTTAGTCACCCAGGAAGTAACTAAATCTCCAACCAGTCTTGTTGCCGGGCTGCCAACTCCTCTATTTTTTATGCCTCTCGAAAGTGATTTCAGAATTCTGAACGGCATAGGCACTGCAACCTTCACGCGCTCCACGGTTAAACTCTATCTTAAAAGAGGTACCAAGTTAATAACAGAGGCCGCGATAGATGAGGGCACATTTGAACTGAACGGCTATCTAGGAGAAGGGGTTAGTACTTGGGAAGCGCTTCATAATCGTGATTTCACCAATGCTGTGCATGTTAAAACGAATATAACACCAGCAAAGGATGCGGTAGGAGCTGATGGAGTAGCTAATTCTGCTTCAACTTTAACTGCTACTGCAGCGAATGGAACTGTATTCCAAACGATTACGAAAGTTTCTACTGAAAATACGTTTTCTCTCGATGTTCGCCGGAAGACTGGAACAGGCACAATTGAAATTAGCGATGACGGCGGTTCAACATCCACAGATATAACAGCCAGCATTAATTCTGTCTCATACACGCGCTTCCAAATAACGACTACACAAGCTAATCCTTCTGTTGGTCTTAGAATAGTTACTAGTGGAGATGAAATAGAAGTCGATTATGAAGGACTTGAAGCCTTACCGCTTGCATCTAGCCGAATCGAAGTCACAACAACACCAGTAACCCGTACAGCGGATAATCTGAGTATTGATGCGGCTAATATCCCAGCGCCTACGGCCGATTATAGTTTGAGTGCTACGGTTGATAAATTAGGTAATGTGAATTTCGATAGGATTTATGAAGTGGTCGGCGAAACTAATCGAAGAATGTTCATAGACAGTGGAGGTGATCTTGCGGGATCGCATAACGCAGTATCCGTATCAGTAGGTGCTGTCACTGATACTATCAGTCATAAACTTGTCTTTACGGTTGCCTCAGTCAATCAGACTTTGTTTTTTGATGGTATACAAGTAGATCAAGATGCCAAAGGAACAGTTACTGGAGCAAAAACTAGCATACGAATAGGCTCTCAGGCAGCAGATTTCAATATGGTATTCGGCCATATCAAAAACTTCCGTATTGACAGTGTTGCATTAACAGCCGCACAAGTGGGGACTTTACCGTGAAAGATTACGTGATCAAGATTGCCGACATTCCTCCTTGGCGCACAGCATTAAGAGCGGAAGCGGAAGCGGGCAGCCCTTATGCCGTCATTGATGAAGAGACAGATGAGGTTAAACTCAAACTACCTGTCACAGGGGTTATTGCTCAAATCGGCACGGCTACAGCGTCTATTTGCCGACTAACACAAGAGCAATATGATTGGTTGACTGGCTTGCCTCAAGTGGCCGAATTAGGCAGTGGTAGCCCGTACATTAAAGAATTATCAGATGTAACGTGGGTTGGCTCAGGCAAAGGCTTATATCATGCAATCCACTTACAAACACCTTATGATGTAGATGACGGGGAAGGCGGAACAATTACCATTACGCCGCCTCTATTACATTGTGTGCTAGCGTCATGAAACTTTTAATGCTTTTGCTCTGTCTTGTATTGGCAGCTTGCGCAACAGCTCAGTATACCGTCAAAGACAGGGATTTCTGGTTCCATCTTGAGTTAGTTGAAAGACTTCCTGCCTTGTATCAGCACGGACTGGCTCAGTGGGATGGGCAACAATGCTGGGTAACTCTGATCAAATCAGAATACCCAAGGTGTCTTCAGCACGAAGTACGCCACTGCATTGAAGGACAATGGCACACAGAAGAATGGAATAATGATGATTGTTTTTATTAATAAAAGGTTAAAATTATGACTTCTGTAGTAATTGAAAAAAGCTTTACAGCAACAGGGTTCTCAGACCCGATAGAGGTCGAAGGTGATTTCAACATTTCGATAGATTTCTCTACTGGCTCTGGTGTGGGTCAAGTTGACCTAGAAAGATCATTCGATAATGGGAAAACTTTCAAGCCGGGGAAGGTTGATTTCTTTGTTGATGATACCGAGAAAGTTGGTAATTCCCCTGAACAATTAAAGTATAGGCTCAATTGTTCTTCCTTCACATCTGGAATTATTGCTGTTCGTTTGAGTTTTTGAGGTATAACCATGTTTCAATATTGGCCTCTGCACTGGGGGCAGATACAACAATCTATCACTGTATCAGGTGCTGATCCTGCTAGTGGCGTAACAAAGAAGATCAAACGCGGTGGTAAGACTACGACTTCATTTGGCAGCGGGAAAACTAAACGCGTGGCTGGATCAGGCGGTGGCAGAAGTGTGGGAGGTGGTAGTTAGTGGCAAAGATTACGGTAATCAGGCAGGGAGAATCACTTCCTTTTGTCTTCGATAGAAGCGGCGAGAGCTTAGATGATTTTGTCTGCACTATAAATGTTAAGCAATTCCCTGCTGATGCCGCGAGTATATCCAGGGTGATTGAAGTAAGCACAGACCCTGCTACAGGTGACGCAGTATGGTCAGGGTTTTTAACATCAACTGAAACATCTGCATTGAATACAGGGCTATGGTATATCACTGCCATTTTAGTAAATTCAACTGATGACGAAGAGGAAGCGGTACCGGTACGATTTCAGATAACAGTAGCATGGGCATAAGCGACTATCGCTTTAACTAGGGGCGAAAGCCACACTCGAAATAGAGGTATATCCAATGGCAGCACCAGCAGGAAACAACAATGCCGGAAAAGGTAAGCAGTGGTCTGACGCGATTAGAAAAGTTATTAATGAAGTAGTCGAAGATAATTCAGGTGAAGAGCCCATACAGCGTAAGCGTTTAATTATCATTGCCAGAAAGGTGGCAACTATGGCACAGGCAGGCGATATACAAGCCATCAGAGAGGTAGGTGATAGGCTGGATGGTAAGGCTGCTCAATCTATAGCGCTAGAAGGTGATTTGGGGTTCAATATAACGATGCCGAAAGCTGATGCAAACACTCTCTAATCAAGAAGATGAATTCAAGTTAACGGAAAGACAAGAACAGGCAATTGGCGTTATATCGTCTGAGGCCATTTATATTTTACTGTATGGTGGTTCTCGTTCCACCAAAACATTCACGTTTGTTCGCTCTATGATATGGAGAGCGCTTGCAGTACCAAATTCAAGACACGCGATATTAAGATTTAGATTCAGCCATGTTAAAGCCTCTATTATTTATGACACGTTCCCTAAAGCTATGTCGCTGTGCTTTCCAGGTTGCCCATACCATTTAAACAAATCTGATTGGTTTGTTGAATTTCCTAATGGCTCCCAAATATGGTTTGGAGGCCTGGACGATAAAGATCGCACCGAAAAAGTCTTGGGGAATGAATATGCAACCATTTTGCTTAATGAAATTTCTCAAATATCATATAGTAGCTACTTAATTCTTATCACTCGCCTTGCTCAAAAATGTATCTACGAGCGCGATGGCAAGAAAAGAGAACTTAGGCTTAAGTTATTTACTGATGAGAATCCACCATCTAAAGGGCATTGGTCGTATAAACTTTTTATTCAAAAGAAAGACCCAACATCAGGAGCAAAATTAAACAATCCAGAAGATTATGATTCATTGTTGATGAATCCCAGACACAATATGGAGAATTTGCCAGCCTCATATATCAAGGCATTGCAAAATCTACCAAAACGCAAACGGGATAGATTTTGGGAAGGTATATTTGTTGATGACACCGAGAATGCGCTTTGGTCTACTGAAACAATAGAAAGAAACCGGGTGTCAGAAATCCCTGATGGCGTTGACCTTGTGAGGATTGTGGTAGCTGTTGACCCGTCAGGTGCTGGTGATGAGTCAGAAGAGACAAGCGATGATATTGGTATCGGCGTGGCAGCTTTGGGCTCTGATGGCATTGGATATGTATTAGAAGATTTAACGCTTAACGCTGGCCCCGCAAAATGGGGTAAAGTAGCAGCTTCAGCGTATGAAAGGCACGAAGCGGATAGAGTTGTCGGTGAATCGAATTTCGGTGGTGCTATGGTTGAGTTCGTGGTGAAGACAGCTAACCCAAACATATCATATAAAGCGGTTCATGCTTCGCGTGGTAAAGTCGTTAGAGCAGAACCAGTCAGCGCGCTACATGAAACGAACAAAATAAAATTTGTAGGACGGTTTGATAAGTTAGAAGATGAATTAACGGGTTTTACTACAACTGGTTACATTGGTGAAAAATCTCCTAATAGGGCAGACTGGTTTATTTGGGCAATGATTGAATTGTTTCCTGGGATGACTAAGAAAGATAAAAAACCTTCAGGTACACTAACGATACCTAAAATGAAAAGGTTGTAAATGGCACATAACAACGAAACCAAACCGGTCGATGAAGATGAAAATCAACGTCTTGACCGCTTCAAAATAGATATAGTTAAGGATGCTGATGTTGTTCAAGATCAGCGAGCAGAATCTAATGAAGATATGCGTTTTATTAATGTGTCTGGTGGCATGTGGGAAGACTTCCTGGAGGATGAATTTGACGACAGGACTAAGCTTGAATTTGACATTATCTCTAATTATATAAACCGATTCCTTGGCCAATGGAATCAAAACAGAGTAGGTGTTGAGTACAAGCCTGATGATTCAGAAACTTCTGATGATGACGCTGAATTACTTAATGGCATTTACCGGGCAGACTTTAGACAAAATTCAGGAAAGATGGCTATTGATAACGCAGTTGATGAGGCTGCAACTTGTGGCTATGGAGCCTTCAAATTAGCTACGCTTTTTGAAGATGATGAAGACCCCGAAAATGACAACCAGCGTATAGAGTGGCGACCAATCCACAATGCTTATAATTCTGTTTATTGGGATTCTTCAGCGCAACGCATAGACAAGAGGGATGCCAGACGCTGCACAGAATTAATACGATTTACGCGAGATTCATTTTTAGACAAATACCCTAATGCAACCCCTGTTTCAGCGTATACACCAGAAAACCAAGGTTTTTCTAGAAGTACCCGGAGGAGCGGCGATTCATTAGCGGCTGTTTATATTGCTAAGCGGTATGAAATTATTAGAAAGACAGTAACAGCATTTGTTTATAACAATTTACAATCAAACAAAGTTGAAGTTTATAACGAAGAAGATCACAAGTTAATCAAGGACGAATTATCTAAAGATGAATTTCGTTCGTTTGTGAGAGAGCGAAAAATACTCGAGCAAAGAATAGAGGTCACAGTATTCAGTGGCGATGAAATACTTGAGCCTACAAAACGTATCGCCGGGAAATGGATACCTATTATCCCGATCTATGGATACCATTCCTATGTAGATGGGCAAGAATGGTGGCGTGGCCTGGTTAGAAAATTAAAGGATGCGGCCCGTCTTTTTAATATGCAGGTATCACAATTGGCTGAGAATTCAGCGTCATCGGGCCAAGATGTTCCTATATTTGATCCAGAACAAATGGAGGGCGGGATCGCTGAATTATGGGCTGATAGGAACAACAAGCCCTACTTATTAGCGCGAGCTCTTCGGGATGAAGATGGAAATATAGTCCAACAGGGTCCGAATTCTTATTTAAAGTCATCACAGCTTGATGGCAATACAGCCGCTTTAATGCAAATCGTCCCTGGGTTTGTGCAAGATACTACCGGAGGTGCGCCACAAGACACTGCTAATCCCGATATGAGTGGGAAGGCTATACGAGCACTGCAGAAGCGTGAAGACCTAAACACGCAGGTAATTAGTGATAATATAGCTAACAGTATTGAATGGTCAGGGGCGGTTTATCAATCAATGGCGGCAGATGGTATTTATACATCGAAACGCATTATTAACACGATAGGCAAAGATTCATCTGAAAGCAGAACGCAGCTTCTGAAGTCTGTAATGGATGAAGAAACAGGCAGGATTATAGAGGCTAATAATATTACCGGTAAAAAATTCAGAGCCTATGCAGATTCAGGCCCTCAGTATGAAACACTGCGAGAACAAACTGTTGAAGATTTAAAAGGTATGCTCGACGCATTGGCAGATCAACCAGGCGGACAGCAATACACTGACGCTATCATTGCCACTATATTAGAGAACATAACAGGTGTAGGACTTGGACCAATTAAGGATATTGTCCGGCGCAATATGATTGTGCAAGGCTTGAAGAAACCTGAAACTGATGAAGAAAAACAAATGCTGGCTGATATTCAAGAACAACAGAATCTACCTGATCCACAACAACAACTCATCGAAGCCGCTGCGAAGCAAGCTGAAGGAGAAGGGCGAGAACGTGAGTCTAAAGTGCTGGATAATACGGCCGCAGCGCAACTTAAAACCGCACAGGCAGAAAAGGTTTTGTCAGATATACAGGTAGATCAATCTGGTGCTCAAAATGATAGAATCAAAACTTTAGCAGAAGTTAGAAACCAGGTATTCCAAAGCGCGCAACAAGGTACTTTGCAATAACCATTAATTTATAATAAGAAAAAGGAAAAGTAAGATGGCTTTAAATACAGACAATTTTAAAGAAACAAGCGGCCCCGGCAATTCACAAGGCGGGGGTCAAACATATACGGTCTTTTCAACTTCTGACACACTAGGGACAATGATGGCCTCTGGTTACTTGAATGATTTGGCTTTCAAGTTGAATGTTCGAGATACTATCGTTATGTCAGGCTCTGATTTTTCGCAGTTGGTTAGAGTTGCTACTAATTCAGGCGGTGTAGTAACAGTTACAAATAGTACTGTTTATGGTGGCATACAATCACTGTCAGGCGCAGGTGCTGCAGATATTATCACTGCTGTGACAGAAGTTACATCAACTGGAGCGGACGCGGTAACGCTTGCTGATGGCGCTATTGGACAAGTTAAAATTATATCGCTTATTGTTGATGGTGGTACGATGACATTAACGCCAGCTAATGCGCTAGGCTATTCGACTATTGCTTTCGCTGATGCAGGTGATACAGTTACTTTGGTATTCTTAACAGGTGGCTGGGCAATTCAAGGCCAAGGTGGTTTAGGTACAGGCCCATTATCTGCATAATCATAGTTTTAAATAAACACGTTTACTGAAACGATAAATCAGGGGCTATTTAGCCATACTCTATAGACCATTATGAGGTGAATATCATGGGTAATGAAGCGGAAGAAGTAATTATCGAGAAACAAACCCCTGAAGAAATTGAGGCTGCAGAAACCAAAGCAAAAGAAGAAGCAGAGGCAGAAAAAGCAACGCAGGTAGAGGCAGAGAAAGCCGATACCGAAGCTGCAAAGCGGTCTGAATTGGAAGATGAGGGTAAAACACCGGAAGAAATCGACGAGGCTATTAAAGCTATGTCGGCGGAAGCCGGTGAGTTCGAGATAGTTCGAGAGGGAACGCAACCTCAATTTACACAGCAACAATTGGATAATGTAGTTGGGAAACGTGTTAAGCGTTTAAATGGTAAGGTTGAAAAAAGCACTGAAGCGACTGAGTTAGCAAATACTGAGCTTGCCCTGGAAAGAGACAAGAACAAGATTCTTGAAATTGCCCTGGAGCAAGCTCGGCAAGGAAAGTCGAATGCTATCACTGCACCGAATCCTGATGATTTTGATGAAGGATATAACGATCCTGGATTCATAAAGAAACAAAGTGAATTCAATAACGAGTTCATTAAAAGATCGGTAGCAGAACAAGTTGCTGAAGCTACAAAAACCACTACTGCCAATGCGGATGTAATCTCCAAGTCTAAAACCTTGGAAAGTAAACAATTAAAGCACTATGAACGTGCTGCTAAGATTGGTGCTAAAGATTACGAAGCGACAGAGGATAAAGCCTTAGATATTTTAGGTAGTGAAGTTGCTAATCATGTTATTGACAACTTCGATGATTCCCATATTCTTTTATATTATATGGGTAAGAATCCCGCTGAAGCTGAACGCATTTCTAATCTACTTAAAAGTAATCCAATTAGAGGTGTTGCTGAACTTGGGAGGCTTAGTTCTGAATTAAAAATTAAGCCTAAATCAAAAGTTGCTCCGAATCCAGATGAAGAAATCAATGGTGAGTCTGTAGCCAATGATAGTGCAATCGAGCGTAGGCTAAATAAGTTACGTGAAGAAGCTAGAGGTGGCGACATGAAAAAATTGATAGAATTCAAAAGGAAACACAAACTCTAATCCGAGGAAATACAACTCATGGCTAATTCATTTTCAAAAGAGGAAGTCGTATTTTTCGAGCAGGTACTCGAAGGATTCGACCCCAACAACATTACGGCCCGACAAGTCGATAAATTCAAGCCACCGTCAACACAGTTTGAACGTTCTGCGTTGACAGTTCACCGTCCAGTTCCATACATTACGTTAGGTACTGAAGGGTTAACCCTAGCGGCATCTGCATTCGCTGATCGTACCCAGTTAACAGTGCCATCAACTTTGAATGCTAATGCTGGTTCACCATCTGACATTAAGAACATCCCGTTCAAGATGAATGCTGTTGAGTTAAATGACCCGCTTCAGCGTGATCGTATCGCACAAGCTGCAGTACAACAGTTGTCCGCCATTGTTGATTCTACTGTTGCAACTGAAGTGGCAAAACGTGGTTCATTGTTTATTAAAAACGGTGTTCCAATTACTGCGTATGAGCATGTAGCACAAGCTGAAGAAGCAATGTCTATTCGCGATGTTCCAATTATGGAAGCTCGTACAATTATTATGAATCCTAGAGATTATAATAGTGTATCGGCTGGATTGGCTAATCGTGATGCACCACCTAAAGGTGTTTCTTTGACTGCTTTCGAGCGTTCAAGAATCCCAACAATTGCAACGTTTGATTCTTTTAAAGCGAACTTTATGCCGACCCAGGCATTAACAACTCCGGCACCGTCCAGATCCATCGTCGCCAATGAACCATGCACGATTTCAACC